CCCGCCGGAACGACCGTACCGCCGCTCCAGCCTGTACGCTCTATTTCCCACATCCCACCACTTCATCCCTATGCTATGCGAACGTTCACCCCTCCCCCCTCCTTCATTTTCCCTATTGACAGTTTAAACATCGTATTAGACAATACCCCCAGAACGTTTTCATTTTGTTCACCCCGGGGGTATATATGGAAAAAATAAAAATTGCGGATGTCGTGAACCTTGCAAATCAACTTGACCCTGACGAGATTCAAGTCTTGATTGCAATCTTGATGCAACTGCATGACTCCAAGGCGTTAGCAAGTAGGACGGGATGGCGTAAACGACAAATTGAGGAGCAAATCCATGCAAAGACGTAGTTTCTTAAAAACCATTGGCATTGGCTTGGCGATGAGCCAATTGCCAGCTTCGTTTGTATTGGCTAAAGACAGCATCAATACGACCGATGAGCTTTATCAAAAGATGACTGAGATGTTCAACTGCACCGATGGCGAACCGAGAGCTTTCATGGAAATGCCGATTGTTAGGGCTAGGGATATGTTAGATGAGCGTACCGTCAAAGCTTTAATGCCGTTTCCATCTGCTGACAACAAAGATTTGATTGTCCGAATGACATACAGTACGTTCGCATTCTGTGTAGCTGGTGGCAGTGAAATGGCGGCAGAAGCAAAGCTTGCTCAGTACTTCTACGAGGGATTCAAAACCATTGCGGGGAATGACAGACCTACTCTCCTATGGCGGTCTAAACCTACATTTGACTCAGAAATTGTCAAAGAGTACGGCGAACTGTATGCGACCCGAGAAGAAATTGAGGATGACATAGTCAAGCTTAAAGACATTCCGCCCGGATATGAAGAAGAGTTTGCCACTGGAAACATCCGTAAATTAGTGGCTGAAGTGCCCTACTACCGCATGCGTATGCGACTGGTTATTCCTGAATACCAGAACTTTGAACAACTGGAAGAGATGGTCAAACCAGAGGGAATGGAGATGCCGAAGCTATGAATCGTGAGGAGGCGTGGCGTAAATACTTGCAAGAAGGCGGCAAACCCGAACACAAGGAAGCGTTCTACTCTGGCTGGTTTTTTGCCAAACAACGTCCTATCTTTGATGATGATGAAAGAGAAATAAATGATTAAACAAATCAATCCTACAGAACCCATTCATTTTGCGTGGAATGCTTTTGTGGATGAAATGGGCGATAGCAAGTTTGGACCGACTGATGCGTTTAAATGGGCATGGAAAGAATCCCAAAAACAAGAACGTGCCAAAGAATGGGTAGGGTTGACTGAAAATCAAATAGATAAATTAGAAAAAAAATTTATTGGTTTTCCTGTACCCAATATTTATAACTTTGTTCAAGCAATAGAAGCTAAATTAAAGGAACGCAACACATGACTGAACGACAAAAACAAGTACTGGAATTCATTCAGGTGTACATTACGCTCAAAGGTTTTGCTCCGTCCTATGCGAACATTGCTCAAGGACTGGAACTCAAAAGCAAGTCCAACATCCACCGTCTTGTCCATGAACTCAAGAAAAAAGGATTGCTTCACGTGAAACCTCATGAAGTAAGGTCTTTAAAAGTCATCGATAAGTCCGTGAAAGAAATGACAAAACTGTAATGCCAATCCTTACCAAGACTGAGATTCGCAAATATCAGGAGATGTTAAAGACTCTCCCAAATGGTCATCCCAACATAAAAAAGATTCATACCGTTCTCAAGGCAGACCAAAATGAACGATGCAAAGAAAACTTCCTACCATTTGTACAGTCAATGTGGTCCGCTTTTATCGCTGGTGAGCACCACGCAATCATGGCGAACGCATTTGAACGAGTTGCGGAAGGTTCTCTTAAACGCCTCATCATTAACATGCCACCCCGACATACCAAGTCTGAGTTTGCATCTTTTCTGTTTCCGGCGTGGTATCTTGGTAAGTACCCTGAACGTAAAATTATCCAAACGGCTCACACAGCAGAACTGGCAGTGGGTTTTGGTCGTAAGGTTAGAAACCTTGTTAATACTCCTGACTATCAGGCGATTTTTCCTACCAAACTGTCTACAGACAGTAAAGCCGCCGGACGTTGGAATACTCACGCAGGAGGGGACTATTTTGCGATTGGTGTGGGCGGTGCAGTAACCGGTAAAGGTGCGGACGTTCTTATTATTGACGACCCGCACTCCGAACAAGAAGCCATGCTTGGCAACCCTGCCGTCTACGAACGTGTCTATGAGTGGTACAACTCCGGTCCACGTCAGCGTCTCCAACCGGGCGGCTCCATCATCATCGTGATGACACGCTGGTCTAAGAAAGACTTGACCGGTCAAATCATTGACTCATCGTTTAAACGAGACGGCAGTAGTGAGTGGGAAGTCATTGAATTCCCTGCCATTTATCCTTCGGGTAAACCCCTATGGCCTGAGTTCTGGAAGCAAGAAGAACTTGAAGCCATTCGTGCCGAACTCCCTGTCTCCAAATGGGAAGCCCAGTACCAACAGAATCCTACCTCTGAAGAAGGGGCGATTATCAAACGAGACATGTGGCAGTTGTGGGAAGACGAACGTCCGCCACCATGCGAATACATTATTCAGTCTTGGGATACGGCGTTTGAAAAATCTTCACGGGCTGACTATTCTGCTTGTACAACATGGGGCGTGTTTTACAAACCCAATGACAAAGGCGTGGACGTAGCCAACATTATTTTGCTCGATGCGGTCAAAGCCCGTATGGAATTTCCGGCGTTAAAAGCCAAAGCCCAGCAAATGTACAAAGACTGGAATCCAGACTCCTTGATTATTGAAAAGAAGGCGGCTGGAGCACCATTAATTTATGAACTTCGTGCGATGGGAATACCACTATCCGAATATACACCGAGCAAAGGAAATGATAAGATAGCCCGTGTAAACGCTATATCCGACTTATTTGCATCGGGTTTGGTGTGGTGTCCGGGTACAAGATGGGCTGAAGAACTCGTGGAAGAGCTTGCATCCTTTCCAAACGGTGACCATGATGACTTAGTCGATTCGACCAGTCAAGCTTTGATTAGGTTCCGTCAGGGTGGTTTTATCCGCTTGGATTCCGACATGCCGGATGACGAGGTGTACTTCAAACGCAAAGTGGCTTACTACTAGGAAACATCATGATTGACAAAGGTTTATATCAAGCACCGCAGGGCATCCAAGGATTGCCGGAAGCACAACCCATTGAGATTGAAATTGAAGACCCTGAGTCGGTGAGTGTAAACATTGGCGGCATAGAAATTAACCTAGGTAAAGAAGAAGAAAGCCCTGAAGAATTTGATGCAAACCTTGCGGAGTACCTTGATGAATCAACCCTCCAGTCCATTGTCGGCGACCTCATCTCTGATTACGATGATGACCTTGCTTCTCGCCGTGATTGGATTCGTGCTTATGTTGACGGACTTGAATTACTGGGTCTAAAAATTGAAGAGCGCACCGACCCTTGGCCCGGAGCGTGTGGTGTCTATCATCCCTTGTTGTCTGAGGCTTTGGTCAAGTTCCAAGCCGAAACCATCATGGAGATTTTTCCATCGAGCGGACCCGCCCGTACAGAAATTGTGGGCAAAGAAACCCCTGAGAAAGTGCTCTCCGCTCAACGTGTCGAAAACGACATGAACTTCATGTTAACAGATGTCATGACCGAGTATCGTCCCGAAACGGAACGCATGCTTTGGGGCTTGGGTCTGTCAGGCAACGCATTCAAAAAGGTCTACTACGACCCACACACAGAGCGTCCAGCGGCAATCTTTTGCCCCGCAGAAGACGTGGTCGTTCCCTACGGAGCAAGCAATATTCAAACTGCTCCTCGTGTCACGCACGTCATGCGTAAAACCGAAAATGAACTTCGCCGTTTACAAGTCATGGGCTTTTACCGAGACATCGACCTTGGCGAACCCAACAACACCCTAGATGAAGTCGAAAAGAAAATTGCGGAAAAGATGGGCTTTCGTGCCACGTCTGACTTCCGTTACAAACTCTTGGAGATGCAGGTTGACTTAGACCTTCTAGGTTTTGAACACAAGGACAAAGATGGACAACCAACCGGAATTGCACTCCCCTACCTCGTCACCCTCGAGCACGGAAGCAACAAAGTCCTTGCCATCCGCAGAAACTGGAAACAAGGCGACAAGACATTCCAAAAGAGACAACATTTCGTCCATTATGGATATGTTCCGGGCTTTGGCTTTTACTACTTTGGTCTCATACATCTTATTGGTGCTTTTGCTAAATCAGGAACGTCCCTCATCCGTCAACTTGTGGATGCAGGAACATTATCTAATTTGCCGGGCGGTTTTAAGACCCGAGGAATGCGAGTCAAAGGTGACGACACGCCAATTGCTCCCGCCGAGTTTAGAGATGTGGACGTTCCCTCTGGTGCAATTAAAGACAATCTCATGCTTCTTCCTTACAAGGAGCCAAGCCAAGTCCTGATGTCCTTGCTCAATCAAATCGTGGAAGACGGCAGACGCTTTGCCAACACCGCAGATTTGACCACCGCAGACATGAGTGCCAACGCCCCAGTGGGCACAACCTTGGCGATTCTTGAACGCACAATGAAAGTAATGACGGCTGTCCAAGCCCGTATCCATTACTCTCTCAAAGAAGAACTGCGACTCCTTAAAGTCATCATTGCAGATTTCACGCCCGAAGATTATGCCTATGACCCCGAAGATGGCGGTCGCCAAGCTAAGAAGTCGGACTATGACAATGTTGACATTATTCCCGTATCCGACCCCAACTCTGCCACCATGTCTCAAAAGGTGGTGCAGTGGCAAGCCGTGATGCAGTTAGCCCAGCAAGCCCCTCAACTCTACGACCTCGCATATTTGCATCGTCAAATGATTGATACATTGGGCATCAAGAATGCGGCAAAGTTGGTTCCGCTGACTGATGACCAAGTGCCTCTCGACCCAGTCTCTGAGAACATCAATGCGTTGAATGGCAAACCACTCAAGGCGTTTATCTATCAAGACCAAGATGCTCATATTGCGGCTCACCAATCTTTTTTAGGAGACCCCAATGTCCAGCAAAATATTGCTCAAAATCCGCAAGCCAATCAGATTACTGCGGCGATGCAAGCGCACATTGCAGAACATCTGGGCTTCCAGTACCGCTCGCAAATAGAGAAACAACTTGGCGTGACTCTGCCAATGCCCGGAGAGCAGTTGCCACAAGAAGTTGAAGTCCAGTTGTCCAAGCTGGTTGCTCAAGCGGCAGTTCAACTCAAGCAGATGAACGACCAAAAAGCGGCTCAAGACAAAGCCCAACAACAGGCTCAAGACCCACTTATCCAATTGCAACAAGCTGAATTGCAACTCAAACAACAAGCCCAGCAAGCCAAAACGCAGAAAGACCAAGCTGAGATTCAAGCGAAGATGGCACAGATTCAAGTGGAACGTGACCGTATCCAAGCCCAGCAAGAGACTGAGAAGTTGCGTATTGCCGCTCAGATGCAAAAGAATCAAGCTGACTCAAACATGGATATGAACAAAGAACGGCTAAAACTGGGCGTTCAAGCCGCAATTAAAGACGCTGAAATTAAGAGTAGGACCAAATGATTGACAAATACTTAGACGTTCTAGTCAAACAACTAGACGACAAAATTTCCCAAATTCAAGAAGCTCTTGGCAATGGCTCTGCCAAAGATTTTGTTGAATACAAAGCAATGTGCGGTGAGATAAAAGGTCTTCTTACTGCCCGTTTAAACATTAAAGACCTACAACAAAGAGCGAAGGAACACGATGACTGAAATCTTACTGGCTACCAATCCAGACAATCCCCAAATTATTGGTTCAATCCAAAAAACAGCAGAAGAGAAAGCCCGACAACTACCCCAGCCCAGTGGATACCACATTCTTTGTGCCATTCCTGAGCAGGAAAAAGAAGTTGAACTGGGCAACAGTGGACTGTCTCTCATCAAGGCGGATGAAACACTTCGCACAGAAGAGATTATGACTACAGTGCTTTTTGTCGTAGCACTAGGACCAGACTGTTACCAAGACAAGACTAAGTTCCCTACCGGACCTTGGTGCAAGGTTGGTGACTTTATTTTGGTTCGCCCTCACGCCGGTTCACGCCTTGTCATTCATGGCAAAGAGTTCCGGATGATTAACGATGACTCCGTGGAAGGTACTGTTGAAGACCCACGTGGAATTAAACGCAAATAAGGAGCGTACAAATGGCAGAACTAGACAAACCGGAGTTTAAATTCCCTGATGAGATGGATAAAGCCATCGAAGAAGATGCACAGGATGACAAAATTCTCATTGAAATTGAGAGTGATGCACCTGCCGAAGACCGAAATAAAGAACCTTTGCCCGAAACCATCAAAGAAGAGCTTTACAGCGATGAATTGACGGATTATTCAAGCAAAGTTAAGAAAAAACTACTCCAAATGAAACGTCTTGCTCATGATGAGCGGCGTGAAAAGGAGCGTGTTTACCGTGAAAACCAAGAGGCAATCGCTTTGGCGAACCATTTGGTCGAAGAAAACAAGCGTTTGAAGCAAAATTTGTATGAAAACCAAAACGTTTCATTGCAAACCATCTCCAAATCGCTGGATATGGAAATCCAAAAGGCAAAAGATGACTATCGCAAGGCTTATGAGACCGGCGATACTGACAAAATCATCGAGGCTCAAGAAAAATTGACTGAACTTTCGCTTAAAAGCGATAAAGTTAAAAATTTTAAACCTACCCCCTTGCCACAAGAGGAATTCCGTGCTCCAATTGTTCAACAACCAGCGTTTAAACCGCCTCCTGTTGACCCAACTGCACAAAGATGGCAAAAACAGAACCCTTGGTTTGGTGAAAACAAGCTGATGACAAGCATGGCGTTAGCCTTGCACGAAGAGTTACGTGAGGAAGGTGTTATCATCGCCTCAGAAGAGTATTACAAACGCATTGATGACACAATGCGACAACGTTTCCCGGAGAAATTCGAGAACGACACCACCGAAAAGGACGAACGTCCTACATCAAACCGCCCCAGCACGGTCGTGGCTCCCGCTACCCGTAGCACATCCCCCAAGAAGATTCGTTTAAACACATCGCAAATTGCGATTGCGAAGAAACTTGGCTTAACACCTGAGCAATATGCTCAAGCTGTACTTAAATTGGAGTCTTAATATGACCGAAAACAGAACACCCCGTGAATTGACAACCCGTGCTTTGACGGAACGCCCTAAGCAGTGGACTCCGCCAGAACTCTTGCCTGAACCAGACAAAGAGGCAGGTATGTCATACAGATGGATTCGAGTTTCTTTGATGAATAACTCTGACCCCCGCAACATCTCTGCACGTTTCCGTGAAGGATGGGAGCCAGTAAAACTTGAAGAACAACCGAAGTTTAAACTGCTAGTTGACCCCAACAGTCGGTTCTCCGACAACATTGAGGTTGGCGGATTATTGTTATGCAAGACTCCTACGGAGTTGGTGGAACAACAACAGGCTTATTACCAGAACTTGACCCGCCAAAACGAAGAAGCCGTTAACAATAGTCTCATGCGTCAGAGCGATGCCAGAATGCCTCTTTTCAACGAAAGGAAGTCTTCGGTTAGCTTTGGTAAAGGAACCTAACTTAATGGAGATTTAAATGGCTTATCCAATCGTACCAGCCGCTTATGGCTTGAAGCCGATTAATCTTATTGGTGGTCAAGTGTTTGCTGGGTCAACTCGCAAGTTGCCCATCCAGTATGCATACGCTACCAATATTTTTTACGGCGATACAGTTGTCGTGTCTCGTGGTTATATCACTCGTGCTACAGTAACAACTGGCACAAGTACTGACCAAGTGACCGGCGTTTTCTTGGGCGTGTCTTACACCAACCCATCAACAAAACAACCTGCCTATGCCCAAAACTGGGTTGGCGGTACTCTCGCCGGTGACGCATTTGCCATCGTGTGTGATGACCCTGACACCGTGTTCAAGGCAGTTATGTTGAATAACACCTCTGGCTCTTTGGTCGCATCAGGAAACACTTCCTTGATTGGTCAAAACGTCTCTGGCGTGAACGTAACTGGTAACCTGAATACTGGCGACTCTGGCAACGGTATTTTGACTCCCTACGCAACTCCAGTGACTACCACATTGCCTTTCCGTGTGGTTGATTTGGTGCGTGACACCGTAGTTCCTTTGGGCACTGCAACCTATGCTTCAATCTCTACAGCAACCATCACTTGCTCCGCAATTCCTTTTGCGTTGCCAGTAGGTACTGAAGTTGGGTCTTTAGCCTCCAATGGTCAATACATTGGCTCTGGTTCATTCGTGATTGGTAATGCTGACGGTACTGTTACCGCCGCAGGTTCAACCACTGTTATTCTGAACCAAGCTCCAAGTACTGCATTCGCTTCGGGTGCAACATTGGTGTTTACTCAATATCCGGAAGTTTTAGTTAAGTTCAACCAAGCGTTGCACGGCTATTACTCCCCAACTTCAATCGCTTAAGGAGTAATATAAAATGGCTATTTCTCGTGCCCAACTACTGAAAGAATTACTCCCCGGCTTGAATGCATTGTTCGGTTTGGAGTACGCTCGTTACGGTGAAGAACATAAAGAAATTTATGAAATCGAAACTTCTGAGCGTTCTTTTGAAGAAGAAACAAAACTGTCTGGCTTCTCTGCCGCACCAGTCAAAGCCGAAGGTTCTGCCATCGCTTATGACAATGCTCAAGAAGCATGGACTGCTCGTTACCAACACGAAACTGTTGCTCTTGGCTTCTCTCTGACTGAGGAAGCTATTGAAGATAACTTGTATGACTCTTTGTCTGCTCGTTATACCAAGGGCTTGGCTCGTGCTATGGCTTACACAAAACAGGTCAAGGCCGCCGCTATTTTGAATAACGGCTTCTCTGCTCAGTTCGTAGGCGGTGACGGTGTTCCTCTCTTCTCTACTGCTCACCCATTGGTGAACGGTGGTACTAACGCCAACACTCCTTCTACTCCTGCTGACTTGAACGAAACTGCGTTGGAAAACGCCGTTATCGGAATTGCCGCATGGACGGATGAACGTGGTCTTTTGATTGCCGCTAAACCTCGTAAATTGATTGTTCCTCCTGCACTTCAGTTCGTTGCAACTCGTTTGCTCGAAACTAAACTGCGTGTTGGTACAAACAACAACGATATTAACGCTATTGAAAACAACGGTTCTATCCCTGAAGGTTATACCGTTAACCACTTCTTGACCGCTACTAACGCATGGTTCTTGACCACTGACGTTCCTAACGGCTTCAAGATGTTCGTTCGCACCCCCTTGCAAAACAGCATGGACGGTGACTTCGATACCGGTAACGTGCGTTATAAGTCTCGTGAGCGTTATAGCTTCGGCTATTCTGACCCACTTGGCGGTTACGCTTCTTACTAAGCGAGAAAAGCCCTGCCCTAAAAAGCGGGGCTTTTTCTTAAAAAAACAATTGCATTAACGTTTAAACGTAGTAAACTAAAACAATCTGGGTGAATGACCATATCACCACTGCCCCAGCAGACGATGCAACGATTGATATGGTAACTTTTGCATAAGGAAACTTAATCATGGGACGTAGTACATTTGAAGGTCCAATTCTCTCTGGTGACAACCGCTTTGGACCCGTGCGTGACGTTGGTTATACCGACCTCGTACAAACCGCTCTTTTGGATTTTTCAGTAACAGCACCCGGTGCATACTACGGTGGTGGCTCTGGACAATTCGTTGCCTCTAACAACATTCCAAACTCTAACGCTGTAATCTATACCCCACAAAGCGGGTCATATAGCCAAACCGGTCCTACTAAAGCTTCTGCTCCTACCGCAGATGCAACTAACCTTGTATATCGTGGCGTAGTGTTCTATCTACCTTACAGTTCCAACATTACTGATGTTATCCTCGACATTGGTACAGTTCCTAAAGACAGTGCTGGTACTCCAGTTGCTGTTAGCGCAATTCAACCATATGTTTCAAATAACTTTGCAACATCTACAGGTGTTTACGCTACATTCAGCAACATCTCAAGCCCTGCCGCACAACGTTATACAGCAACTTTTGTTGGTTCACAGTTGACCAACTCCAACGCAACGTTGCAAGATTTCCAAAACTTACAACCCGGTCAGCAACCTTCATGGTTCAGCCAAGTGGTTGTGACTTTGGCAATGACAACGACTGCCGCTGGGTTGTCTTCAGGTCAAGTGGAAATGACTATTCGTTACACCCAAAATGACATGAACATCGGTACGTCTACAACTTACCCATACGGTAACTTTGATTAATTAATCTCGGGGGGCTTAGGCTCCCCTGTTTAAACACTTAGGAGATTAATTATGGTTAACGTTGTTAACACAAACAATTCCGTCAATTCAATAACTCGTCAAGCTCGTAACGAGCCGTTTGACTTGCAAGTTTCTCGTGGTCAAATCACTGGTCATCAAACATTAAGTCTGTTTGGCTATCAGCCTGCGGTTGGAAATACAAAGATTCCAGTTTGGGAAAACGCCACTGCTTATACCTATATCACATCAGCATCAACACTTACATTGGTAAGTTCTAGTGCATCAGACGATACTTTGGCAAGCGTGTTGATTAATGGATTAGATTCCAACTTTAAACCCATTTCTGAGATTCTTTCATTAAATGGCGTGACAGGTGTAACAACCGTCAATAGCTATTTCAGAGTCAATAGCATGTTTATGCTATCTGCGGGAACCGGTCAAACTACTAACGTGGGTACGATTACCTTAAAGCAATCGTCAAACATTGTTTCTCAAATTAATGCTGGAATTGGTAAAACACAAAGCACCATTTATACAGTTCCAGCAGGTTTTTCATTCTATTTGGACTTTGCAGAAGTCAATACATCCAACAGTTATACGTCAGCCAATATTGTTACTTATTCTGTTCAAGCAATTAACAATGTGACCGGTGTAAAACTGAATGTTTTACAGCAACCTTTTGTTTCTATTTATACGGCAAATAGAAGCTCCGACCCATTTTTGTACGCAGAAAAAACTGATGTTCAGTGGCAACTTGTTACAAGCACAGCTACAACCATTGCGGCTGGGGTGATTATTGCCGGAAAATTAATTTCAAACGGAACTTAATATGGCTGGAGCATGGACTCGCAAAGAAGGCAAAAACCCTAATGGCGGTTTAAACGCCAAGGGTCGAGCCAGTCTTAAGGCTGAAGGTCATGACATCAAGCGTCCTCAGCCCGAAGGCGGAAGCAG